TATCTAGACGCTCATCCAGAACTCAGCAAATACAACAACTGGCTTGGAGAATCAGCTATGGCTAATAATGTTACTCATTTCAAGCACAGGCAAGAAGCCCTTAGGGAAGGCTATCCTATCCGAAATTGCGTTTGTGAGGAATACATTGGATACGTCAAGGACGGGGATTTTCATTCTTGGGGCAAATCTTGTCTACGTTGCGGGAGGCTGATTGAATGAAAATCGCAGGGGCTGTTATTGCTAGAATGGCGTCGTCTAGATTCTATGGCAAGATTTTAGCGCCGATAATGGGAAAGCCTGCTTTGTGGCATAGTTTCGCTAGGATTCAGGCAGTGATTCCGGTTACTGACCTCTATCTGATTTCGACAGATGACCCCGCAGACCTAGAGGCTCAGAACCTTGCAAGAAGTTGGGGGGCGGATATTATCATTAGACCCAACAAGGGCGTGGACGTTGCATTGGGGTATGGGATGCTCCATGAGCAAGCGAAGGCGGATATGTACATTATTTCGTCGGGCGACGGGCCACTTACAAGTTACGAACTCTCGCAAGAGATTTTGGCGCACTATGACAGGGGGGCGTCTTGGGTCTTTCCAGCGAACCTTCCCGAATGGCTTATGTGCTCCTCTTGGCTAGATGTTTGCCCTGCTTGGTACATGGAATTGATAGCGAAGGAATGCGATACAGATTATCTAAAGAATCATCCGGGGGATATCCGAACCAAAAAGCCTGAGTTATTCCCAAAAGTCGGGGTGGACGTAATAGACTGTGCCAACAGAGGTAGAATGTTTCACCGACTGACACTGGACTGGCCTCACGATTGGGCGGTGATAGCCGAGATTTACCGAGTGCTTTGGAAAGGGCCAGGGACGCATGTATCACTAAATGATGCAATGGACTATTTGGACAAACACCCTGAATTATCAAGGTACAATCGGGACTGTCCTGAATCGCAGGCCAACAGAGAATCCCTAGTTGAACAAAAGGCAGATACGGGGATGAAAAGATTCCTGCATCAATGGGAAGCAGGGAGGGATGACAGGAACAAATTGCAGAATTGCACTTCTTGTGAAATGTATTTGGGGTATGTGAGAGAGGAGAACGGAAGCCACTATTTTATTACTCCTGACGTTACGCTAAAGGGGAATGGAAAGGTAAAATGCACACGTTGTGGGAAGGTACGAATCTGGAAGGAGGACTGATGATAGCCCTAGTGATTGTCAATATTGTGTTTGGTCTAGCGTTTGCGTATCTAGGAATAGTGGGGCGGGGCAAAGAGGAATTCAAGGGGAGGTTTCTAGCCTTTGTTCTCGCGGCACTGTTTTTGCTGAACGCTCTATTCCTGCGGAATCTGTTATGAATCCAAAGCAGCAAGCGATATGGAACGAGGTTAGAGAACGGGATTCTGAATCCTGTGTCCTTTGTGGGGCGCAGGGCGCTGAGATTCACCACATCATTCCGCGCTCTAGGTGCAAAGAGGAAGATTTGTGGAAGGTGCAGAATATGGCGGTAACGTGTTGGGAATGTCATCACAATGGAAGGGTGGCAATAGAGGCAAGGGCGGGAGAGATTATCGGCATATTGGTGGACAGGTATCCAGAGTATGAAGATTGGTACGCGGAGAGGCCGCAATTCAACGCATATCTAGGAGAATGAAAATGAATCCGAGGCAGATTGTAGACAAGGTACAGGTTTATTCCGTAACGGCTTATGTGCGCCGTCCTTATGTTGTAGTCGTTATGGAAGGCGCGGTAAATGACTATGCAACAGTTGGAATTGGAATCTCTAAAGTATGTTGGCCGGACAGGTGGAATGAGAAAAAGGGCTTGCGGATTGCTGAGGGCAGGGCGAAACTTGACATTGCGCGACAGTCCCTTGTTCCCGCGAGAAGCGTGGGGGAAATGATAGAGATTGTCAAGTTAGGGCGATAATATACCAAAAGTGGTATATTGTTGCAACGGAGGCGCAATGACAGACGGGCTTGCCAACGCAGGATTTGACTTAGACCTAAAAGAAGGGCAATACAGCGAGAACAAACTATCAGAGCTTTTGAGTTTTGGGAAAGTGGAGGTGAAACGAGACAAGATATGCGCTTATACTGGCAACCTGTTTGTGGAATATCGGTGCAGAGAGCATGCGTCTGGAATCTCAGTGAGCACGGCGGACTACTGGGCGTTTGAGTATTGCGATGGAAACTGGTTACTTGTGCCGCTAGAGAGATTGAAGACATTGGCAAGGCGGGCGTTTTCCGAGGGAAGAATCAAAGCAGGCGGAGACTACAATCGGAGCATAGGGGTGTTGATTCCCATAGAATGGATGGTGAGAATATGATAATCTATGTAGTTACAAGGGGAAGGTACTCGGACTACACTATTGAGGCAGTTTATGATGATAAGGAATTAGCAGAGGAACTTGTGCGCCTGCGGAACGACTTGCAGGATGCGGATTGCCAAGTAGAGGAATATGAACTAAACGCCCTTGCGGACAAGATAAAACAAGGGCTTTTGCTGTGGCGGGTAGTGATGTTGAAAAACGGTGATACGGATTGGGTACATGAGGCCGCCGGATATTATCCAGAAATTCTAGTATCCATTCCGAAGTTAAGTGCTAGGCAGCCAGTGGCAATGCTTTATGCCACTGTTTGGGCTAAGGACAAGGAACATGCTGTAAAGATTGTCAATGAGAAGCGGGCGCGGATTATTGCGTTGGGATTGTGGAAGGACGGGTATAAGGAAAATGAGTAAGGGAAAGGTTCTGCTAATTTACCCCCACTTTTTTCAATCCTTTGAGCACTACTGGATTCCGACGAGTTTTGTCTACATCGGAAGCGTCCTTAAGGCGGGGGGTTATGAACCAATTCTCATTGATGACAGGTTGGGAAGGAAAAGGGCCTTAAATCTATTCAATGAGAATATTGAAGATGCGAAGGCCGTTCTAATCGCGGCGGCTACGGGCAGGCAACTTCATCATGCAGTCTGGTGGGGAGAACAGGTTCCTAAGCACATTCCCATTATCGTCGGTGGGCCACAGGCAAATGCTACTCCGAGATTGTTGGAATGGATGGCGGAGTATGTCGTCGTAGGAAGGGGCGAATGGGTAGTCTTAGCCTTGTTGGAAGATGGCGAGAAGGAAGGGATTTACAGTGAGGCGGATATTGTCAAGCCTGAGGACTTCCCTAGGCTTCCATATTTCGATTCTCAATTCTTTGATGTAAGAGACTATCTAAATCCAAAGACAATGGCAATCAACTACGCAAGGACTACAGGTTGTGTGGGGGATTGCACGTTTTGTCATTGGCCGAAAGGATACAGATTCCAGAGCTTACCACTAGAGATTGTAGTGGACGACTTGACAAAACTCAGAGACACGTTTGGAATCCGAGAAATTCAGTTTGATGACCCCACGTTTTTCATTAGTCCGCAGCATAACATGCCTCTTGTCCATGCGATGAAGGGAATGAAGTTGACCTATCGAGCAAACGCAAGGGTAGACACTTTGCGAAGATTCTCATTACGGGATATGAGAGAGATTTACGATTCAGGTTGCAGGGTGATTCACATTGGATTTGAGGCGGGGTCTGATTCAGTGCTGGAAAGGATGCACAAAAGGACAAAGGGGCGAGATGTATTTTCATTACTGCCTTACGCCGATATGGGAATCCAGTTGAGGTTTCACGTCCTCTTAGGAACGCCGGGAGAGACTCTAGACGAACTTCGTGAGACGGCTAATGTCTTGAACGAAATGCGCCAAACGTTCCCCGACTTCGACTATACGGTGAACTTCTTCACGCCGTATCCGGGGAACGCGATGACAGAACAAGCGGTAAGGCTTGGGTACAAAGCCCCCAAAGAGATAGAAGATTACGAAATGCTAGAGGCCACGAACTTCCCGTATCTTCCGACGAACGACAGGCGGATTGTCAAAGAATTCAGTCCGTGGCATAATGACTACGACCTTCCTTGGTTTCCCGACAACGGGAAAGAGTATATGAACCTGTTTAGAGAATTGATACCGGAGCGCACTACGATTCTCACGACTGGCCAGGTGCGGGAAAGGATTTTTCAAGACGAGTAACATCCGGCGAGGCAAGGCACGGCATGGTTTGGTACGGCACGGCGGGGCGGGGCATGGTAAGGGTTTCAATTGGCGGAATCAGAGAGCGAATATTTCAAGGAGAGTGAAATGATAGAGTATCAAGGAAGGGTAATGACTGTTGAAATCGGCGGCGTGCCGCACGAAAGCGAAGTCAAGGATATGAGAGTTGAGCCCCTTCGCGGATTTATCATTTGCCCCGTTCGGAAACTGACGCCCGAAACAAAGGCGATATTATCAAGGCAGGTGGAAAAGCTGGAAAAGGACGGGATGATAGTCCACTGGCCGCTACGTGACACCGACCAAACGGAAACGGGAATGGGGATATGCAAGCAGAACCGCGAGGCCATAGCACGAGCAGACATTATCTTTGTGTGGCAAGAAGGGGAAGGTTGGCTATTTGACTTCGGAATGGCATTCGCGCTACATAAACCTATCATCGTATGGCACGCGCAAGACGAAACTGAGGAAAAGTCATTCACTAACGTACTGAGAGAACTCGGGAGAGTAAAGTGAACGCGATAGTGCCTGCATTGTCATTTGAGAGCTTTGAGGTTACGACGACTGGATTAACCATTCACGGCGAGGTGGACTTTGAGGTTTGGTTAAAATACGGGGCTGCGCTAAGAACTGTGGAAATGGCTACTCCGTGGGTGAAGGGGGACTACTTAAATCAAGGCGAAGCAAGGTATGGGGATAAGTATTTGCAAGCAACGGCTTTATGGCCTGACAATGCTTTACAGACCTTAGCGAACTGCAAATACGTGGCACGGGCTATTCCGCCTGAGCGAAGGAATGAGAATCTATCTTGGAGCGCCCACGCAGAGTTGGCTAGTTTGGAGCCTAAAGAACAAGAGAAATGGATAGAAGCCGTTGAAGAAAACGAATGGACAGTCAGCGAACTAAGGGAAGAACTGAGGCCGACTGTTATTGTCAATACGGAGGAAGTCTTAGACTACGTTTACCGAGCCGTTGGCGCAAAAGAGATGCTAAAAGAATTGCTAAATATGTTTGGAATGAAAGCCGTAGTTGGGGCGATAAGGGAGATTGCGAAATGACAGAGGACGAACTGAAAGAGATTGAGGCGAGGTATGACCCTATATCGCCCTTTGCTTCGTGGGGGAAACAGGAGCCGCGACAAGACGTACTTGCGCTGATTGCGGAGGTGAGAATGTTACAAAGCTTAGTCCGAACTTCCGCGACGTGTTGGTTGGCAATTTCGCATAATGGAATGTGTCCAATTGGAACGAAGGTTAGTAGGCTTGACAAATAGCCTGATATGGTGTATAGATTAATCAAATGGGAAAGACGTATAAGGTAGAGGAAGAAGAAGAAATCTGCACGAATAGTCTAGCGTTGTATATGTTCGTGTTTGACTTGTTAGTGAGGGCGCGGCAAACAGACGAGCCTATAGAGCAACTAGCAAAAGAAGCAATGGACACGCTGCAATCATTGGAGGGCTAAATTGGTTACTAATCAAAAGGTCATATTGCTAGGAGTAGTAGGGGACAAACCTGGCGCTACCCTAGATTCCCCCGAAGTCAAAGTTACCGTTAACGGGAAGAACGTATGTAACTTCTGGATGCGTACTGGAAAGACCTATTGGCGTTGTGCGGCATGGGAACGTCTAGGAGAAATCTGCAAAGAGTACCTTATTCCAGGGGAACTTGTGTATCTAGAGGGTGATGATGTAAGAGTAAGCACATGGCTAGATAACGGTGAACCTATGGGCACACTAGAGATGACAGCAAGGCTAGTAAGATTTGGGTTAGACGAAAAGGAAGAATAGATGCTAGCTCCCGTAGAGCACGAACCCTGGGATATGCTACCAGAGGAAACTAGTATTGCCTATAGAGCCTTCTGTCTATACAGAGACCTAAAGCCACCGCGCAAGTACAAAGATGTACTAGAGACGCTTAACACAGAAGGCATAGAACCCACTACCCTACAACAACTATACAACTGGGGTAGTTTACATAACTGGAACAATAGGGCAGAATTGTGGGATGCCTATATGGACAAGCGCAACCAAGAAGCCGCTATCCAGCAATACATAGACATGAACACAAGACACAGACAACAGGCCAAACTCATGCAAGCAGTAGGCAGTAAGAGACTCCAAGAGATAGCAAAGAACGATGAGCCTATCAACCCACAAACTGCTTTACAACTCATATCCGAAGGCCAAAGACTAGAACGTCTATCATCGGGCGTATCAGACAACCAAACCAAAGCCCCCTCCATCGCTATCATCATCCACTACGATGGCAAAGACCAAGAAGTAATAGATGGAGAATACACTACACTGATAGAGGGCAGTGCATGACACTCAATACTAGAGGACTAGAGAAACTGCTAAGACTATGCCAAAGCATAGATACTAACCCTCAATTATGGACAGTATACTCAGACACATTCAGACTGACCATTGAAGAAGCAATCAAGAATCAACAAGAAGCAAGTATACAAATAGCAATCTACTCAGGACACACAATCACTAATCGCTTCGGCAATCCTATGTCCCGCAGAGGGCGCGATATGAACTGTAAGCAACTTGCGTGGCGCGAGAAACCCCATATCTGCGAGACCTGTGGCATGGAACTAGATTGGGCCATTGCCCATGCACACCACGTCGTCCAAGTATCAGACGGCGGAAGCGACGATATAGACAACTTGCAACTACTGTGCTCTAACTGCCATTCTACTATACACAACGGCATTGGCTCACGAACACGATAAGTGAGACAGACCACTAAGGACGAGTAAGTGCTACCGCCCGCCCTTGTGTGTATGGTGGGGGTGGTGGGTAGGGCGCGGCACGGGTTTTGTGCGACAAAGCATGTGTAGACTAGGATAATTATGTAAACTACATGCCTCTGTTATAGCCTAAACCCGCGATTAGGCGCGGTGGGATATAGCGACAGGCTATAACGGGCGGGCCTAAATCATAAACGCCAATGTGCCAGAGCAATGTAGTCCCGAAAAGGCGGGGAATGGAGGGGTGCGGGTAAAATTGCTACAGGGCCGCAATTGCAGTATACTACGATTGTAGTAATACTCTATTGCGGGGGCGAAATGAAGAAATGTACAAAGTGCGGTGTGGAGAAGGCGGAATCTGAATTTGGCAAGACGCGGTTTGGGACTCTGCGTTCCTGGTGTAATCGGTGCAAGGCGGATGATATAAAGCGCTTGCGGGATAGTAGGAGAAATCCAGACATCCCAAAGCGCGGGGAAAAGATACGCGGGGACAAGGCATGGTGTACGTCTTGTGGGGCATGGCTTCCCCTGGCTGATTTTGGGAGGTGTGCTGGCAGCCCTGGGGGTTTGTATACATGGTGCAAGCCTTGTGTTGCCAAGAGCCAAAAGGAACGACGTCTTAGAAATCCGGCGGCGAAATCTGCGGCGAATAAGCGCTATCGGGACAGGGCGAGGGCTAGAAAATACCGAGAACATCCGGAATTGGTAGAGAAGCAACGGCGGCGCGCTGAGGCGAAGCGGGAGAAATTCGCGCTTGACCATACGTGTACGGGGGACAATCATATACTGTGCCCGCGGTGCGGGGAAACAAAGTTAAGTAGTGAGTTCTGTGCTGGGAGGATACCATACTGTAGGAGTTGCTGGAAAGTATACTGTAGGGAATATCGGGAAACGCATTCTGAATTCTACGGTAGTATCAAGGCGCGGGCGGCAGAATGGCGGGAACAACATCCAGAACGGGTGCGAGAATTGACCCGTAGGTGGCGTAGGGAACATCCAGAACAATGTGCCTGGGCGCACCGACAACGAGAGGCCCAAAAACGTGGGGGCGGAACCTATAGTCGCGAAGAATGGCTTGCGTTATTGAAATCCCATGAGGGTAAGTGCGCAAAGTGTGGGGCCACTGAGGATATAACCGCAGACCATATTGTGCCGCTTGCGTTGGGGGGAAGCAATACCATTGATAACATTCAACCGCTATGCAGGTCATGCAATTCTAGGAAGGGTGCAACGGTAGGGGACTTTCGCAGATTAGGAGTTGTGGGTTGAAAGAGGATAAGATAACGCACATTGGGGATTTGAAGCAAGACCCGAAGAATGCTCGGAGGCATGGGGAGCGGAATATCGGGATGATAGTAAATTCCTTGCAGGAAGTGGGGGCGGCGAGGAGTATTGTTATTGATGAAGATGGGGTTATATTGGCGGGGAATGGGGTAGTGGAGGCTGCTGGGACGGCGGGGATAGAGAATGTCAAGGTAGTGGAGGCGGATGGGAACACTATTATTGCTGTAAGGCGAGTGGGGTTGACGCCTGAGCAAAAGACGAAGTTGAGTTTATACGACAACAGGGCGGGAGAATTAGCGGGCTGGGACAGTGAAGTATTGGGGATATTGAAGGCGGAAGGAGTTGATTTTACGGGGTTATGGAGTGAGGAAGAATTAGCGCGGCTATTAGAGGAGCAGGTGTTTACGGAGTTAGATTCGGATGAACTTCCTGACGAATTTTCACCTTCTTTGAAGATTACGATAGATTTTGAGACAGAAGAAGAACGGGCTGAGGTATTGAGTTTATTGGGGATAGAAGATACGGGGGAGAGGTATTCGTATGCGGATACCATTTGCGGGAGGAACGTATAATGACGCAGTACAAGACTTATGTATTGATGACAAGCGGGGGGAATGACGGGGAGCAAGTGATTTTGGGGCGGTACAACAATCGCTCGTTCAAGTCTTTGCGGGAAGCGCGGAGAATTTCGGAAGCGATTGAGGTCTTATTCCCGACAGTTACGACAAAGATTGCTAGTCTCGGCGTTGCTGTCAAGCCGGAGCCTAAGGTACTGAAGGGATGAGGCGTCCCCTTTGGGAAGTCAAGGACGGGCAGATTCAGCTCTACCCCCACGCTTACCAAAAGGCAATAAATGAGGCAAAACAACGATATTTGGGCATGATTGCTGGAACTGGGGGAGGAAAGGCGCTTGCCTTAGATACGCCGATTCCAACGCCGTTAGGTTTTGTTTTAATGCGTGATTTGCGCGTGGGTGATACTGTATTTGACGAGCAAGGAAAGCCCACGCGGGTAGAGTATGTATCTCCGGTCTATACGGGGCGCAAGTGTTACAAGTTGACGTTTGACGATGGCACAGAAGTTATTGCCGATGCTGAACACTTGTGGGTAACGCAAAACAGAAAACAGCGCAAAAACGCCGCAAGGCGAATGTCTTTGCAATACCGCATGACAGATGATTGTTCTACCTTAACAACTTCTGAAATAGCCGATACGCTCAAAGGGCAAGGGGGCGCAAAGAATCATTCAATAGATTTAGCAAAACCCTTAGAATTGCCCGCCTGCGAATTGCCAATAGACCCGTATGTATTAGGGGTATGGCTCGGAGATGGAACTTCGTCTTGCGCGAGTATCACAACCGCAGACCCTGAAGTTTTGGGCTGGATAGCGGAAACAGAATCAGTAAAGGAAACGCCTTACGGCAAGACTGGCGCGGCTAAGACATACAGATTAGGAAGCGGTACGGCTGGCGGGAATCAGTCCTTAAACAACTCATTGCAATCTAGACTAAGGCGGCTTGGGGTTCTTGGAAACAAGCATATACCTAATAGATACCTTTGGGCTTCTAAGGAGCAGAGACTTGCCCTTTTGCAAGGTTTGATGGACACCGATGGAACATACGGGCATAGATGCGAGTATTGTACCACTAGCAAGCGACTGGCCTATGACGTGAAAGTGCTAGTTAGAAGTCTCGGCATGAAGTCATTTGTAACATCGAGGATTCCGAAATGCAACGGGAAGGCTTGCAAGCGGGCATATAACGTGTCATTTACCACTACGTTGCCAGTATTCCGATTAGCGCGCAAAGCAGCGCGAATGCCCGCAAAGGTGCGCCTAAGTGTTTTGCGAAGGTTTATTACCGATTGTGAAGAAGTAGAGAGCGTTCCAGTTAGGTGCATAAGCGTGGCAGCAGAATCGCAACAGTATCTTTGCACAGAGGCGATGATACCAACGCATAACACCAGTTTCGCGGTCATTTGGATTCTGGAAGAAATGGCGAAATACGAGGAAGGTGATTTCCTTTGGGTAGAGCCTAACTACAAAATGCTTTCCAGAATCGCGATGCCTATGTTAACGGATTTGTTTATCAAGACTTTGGGGCTTTGCGTTCACAGGAAAGTAGACCAGTTTTTTGAGTGGGCGGACGGGTCTAAGAGACTCTTGCTAGGCTCGGCGGATAAGCCTTTGAGTTTGGAAGGGGCGCACGTTAAAGCAGTTGTATTGGATGAAGGCGGGCAGATGGATGCTCTTGCCTGGGACGTAGCGCAGAGACGTGTTGGATTTCATCAAGGGAGAATCTTGATTACTTCCACTCCTTATTCATGGAACTGGCTAAAATACGAAGTTCAAGACAGATTCCTGGCAGGCGACCCGGACTATTTCGTAGTGAACTTTCCGAGTACCGCGAATCCATTGTACTCCGAAAAAGAGTTTGAGTCCATGAAAGGCAGAATGCCTGAGTGGAAGTTCAATATGATGTACCGGGGCGTTTGGTCTAGACCGGAAGGCCTAATCTACGACCTTTCGCCCGATGACGTTATTGAGCCTTTTGAGATTCCGAAGGAGTGGCCTGTAAGAGTGGGACTTGACTGGGGCGTGAACAATCCAACGGCTGCTGTTTGGGTGGCAGAGAATCCGAATACAGGAATCTACTATGTCTACAATAATTATGCGCAATCTGGACTAATGCCGGATGAAAGTGCGCTTGTGATAGCTGGCTTGACGGGGAATGCAAATGTTTACCGGTATCAAGGGGACGGCAACGGAATTGCTGCCCCTGTCTGGATTGATGCTTTTCGCAGGGCGGGGATGCCAGTAACGCCTATCAGGCAAAGTGTAGTATCTGGTATTGCCCAACTTGACAGTTTGTTCAGATTACATAAAATAAAGATATTCAGAAGTTGTCGTCCGTTACTCGCGGAAATTGGTAGTTACTCCTGGAAAACCCGCAAGGTCGTAGGTCAAGATAGGGCGATTCTTGACGAACCTATGGACGTAAACGACCATTCAGTATCATCGTTAAGGTATTGCATGGCCGGAGCGGTATCATTAGACCAACAAGTGCAATGGGACGCCCTGTCTACCCAAAGCCGTTGGAAATCGGGGAACTACGAGGGCAGTAAATGGCGAGGACGCGCGAGATAGCAAGACTGGATGAGTTTGGAACTACTGGACTAAAGCGTTGGGGCGGAGTAGTGCAAGAAGAATACCTTGCAGACCTCCGAGGCTCTAACGGCATTAAAGTCTATACTCAAATGCGGCATGACCCCGTTGTAGCCGCCATGCTCCGAGCTATTGTCTGGATTCTCAAAAGCGCGAAATGGTCAGTTGAACCTGACACCTCTAAAGCAAACGAACCCGCCGACTTTGTTGAAGAATGTATGGAAGATATGGACTGGTCTTGGTCTGACTTCCTCTCAGAAGCTCTGACTTTTCTCCCCTATGGTTGGTCTGTTCTAGAAACTGTCTACAAGCGCCGCGATGATGGAAAACTGGGCTGGAAAAGATTCGGTTTGCGTGGTCAAGAGACTTTGCAAGAGTGGAAGTTTGACCCCAAAGGCTATGCTACGGATATGATTCAGTCCGTAGACTACACTTCTAAAGGCGTGGTTATCCCATTATCAAAATGCTTGCACTTCCGACTGACCTCTGAGAAAGGCAATCCTGAAGGGGAGGCATTGGCGCTTGATACTCCCATTCCTTCGCCGGATGGATGGACGACAATGGGCGCATTGCTGCCAGGAGACCGCCTATTTGATGAAACGGGCGAAATTAGGCATGTAGTTGCTATTTCGCAGACGTGGACTAACCGCCCGACATATCGCGTATGCTTTAATGATGACACAGAAATAATCGCAGACGCTAATCATAAATGGTTTACCACACTCGTATGGGAGCGAAGCAAGAGCAAGTCCGGGAAACTTCGCACAACGAAACAGATTGCCGAAACGGTACAAAACGCAAACGGGGTATCAAATCACGCTATCCCCTGGGCACAACCACTACGCTACGTTAGACAACACTTGCTAATCCCGCCGTATTTGTTCGGTCTGTGGCTAGGGGATGGGAGTAGTTATTCAAGTGATATTACTTGCCACGTAGATGATATTGACGAGACAATCGTTAGCGTTGAGGCCGATGGTTATAAGTTGACGAGGCCGCCGAGCATCAATGGCAATCACGGCGGACTTGGCCGCAGAATCCGCATAGCGATGCCATTTATGACACATCTACATTCCCTGAACGTCTTAAAGAACAAACATATTCCAGAACAGTATCTGCGTGGTTCTATTGAACAGCGCACGGCCCTTCTACAAGGACTTATGGATTCGGACGGCTGTGTAGACCAGTTGGGTCGCTGTGAGTTTTCAAATACAAATAAAAAACTTGCGGATGGCGTAGTTGAATTAGTGCGTTCTCTGGGCTGCGGCGCTGTAATTCGGTCTAAGGCTGAGAGGCGCGGTATTAGTCCTAGTTGGCGCGTCAAGTTTACCCCAACGACATTTATACCGTTTAGACTGTCCCGTAAACAGGCGCGCCTTAATACAGAACGTGCGCGGTCAAATCACTATCTCGTTTCTGTAGAACCGATAGAACCTGTTGCAACGCGGTGTATTCAAGTAGATAGTCCGAGCGGACTCTTTTTGGCAAGCCGTTCAATGATTCCTACGCACAACAGTATTCTTCGCGCTGCTTACAGACCTTATTATTTCAAGCAGAACATTGAAGATATTGAAGGCATCGGGGTTGAAAGAGATTTGGCTGGCCTTCCTATTGCGTATCTCGGCACAAATACCACGAAATCTGGAACGAACTCAGACTACGAAAAGATAAAAGACGTTGTTAGAAACATTCGCAGGGACGAACAAGAATGTATTGTCGTCCCTCACCCGAAACTGGGAACGGGAGTACCTGGTGAGGGCGTACTCATTGAACTAATGTCCTCTGGTGGGTCTAGGGAATTTCAGACAGGGGCTATTATCACTCGCTACGAACAACGAGTGGCTATGAGTGTTTTGGCTCAATGGCTCATGCTTGGAATGAGCGGAGTTGGAAGTTATGCCCTTTCGCAAGACCAGAGCGACTTCTTTAGGCTAGGGCTTGAAGGAACTATCACGACGATTTGTGACCAATTCTCCAAACAAGCCATTCGCAGATTGATGGCAGTAAATCCGAGTATCAAGGGCGGGGAGAATCTTAGACTTGTTGGTAAGTTGTCTATTGCTCCTGATTACTCTAAGTTTGCGAATGCGATAAATCAACTGATTCAAGCACAAGTATTGAATCCGGCAGACCCGAACTTGCAAACGACTGTGAGAGACGTTCTTGGCCTTCCGAAGCCAATGGATGGGGAAGTGTTCGTGGCGGAAGAACCCGAAGAGGAGATTGAGAAAGGCGGGGAAGGGAGCGGGTTCTTTGACCACGCGGGGCGTCCGGGGGAAGTAGGGGGGAGTACGTCTCGGCATCTGCCAGACAGGGCCTACATAGCAGAAAGCAGATTGTCAAAATCACTTAGTAAAGAAGTAGATGGTTTTGCTAAGAGATTTGGGATTGGGCCTTGTGGTGCTTATGCGGCATTACTACGAGAGCGGGGCAAGGGGGATATTGTAGTGTGCCTGGCGCATCCAGCAGATGGCAGCGCCCCCTTTACGCATTATGCTATATGGAAGGATGGAATAGGGTTGATAGACCGCGCTAACCAGACAGGTAGAAGGCTGGAATATACTGATATGGAGATATTGCCGCCGTACGAACTGCCTGAATTAATTGGCCCAGAGGAGATAGGGTGGCTTCGTCAAAGGGGAGTGAAATGATAACGTGGCGTCCGCCAATAAAACGCGGAGAGGCAATTGCCTGGAATGCCTATGCTACATCTATTGGCAAGAGGTCGCTAACAAGGGAAGATAAACGAATCGCATTGCAGATTATTGTAAAGAATGCCCAATCTGCCGAACTCGCCAAAGGCGGTGAAGGCTCTGGTTTTTTCGGCCACGCCGGTAGGCCCGGCGAGGTGGGGGGAAGTCAAGCAGGGGGCGGAATTGGTATCATTCCGGCAGAGAAGTTATCTGACGCGCAGCGAGGCGCATTACTAGAGGAGATTGAACGAACTTGGCCTGATAGTGAGGGCCGAAAATCAATTGCTAGATATGCCATTGAAGATATATCCCCCCGCGATACGCTGATTACGAGCGTTAATGATAATGATGAATTAGTGGGGGTCGCAACGGTGCGTTTCCCCGCACCGGAAATTAATGCGCCGTATCGAGTTGCGCGAGGCTCGTACATTGCTACAAGAGAGACTGGATACGGGCGTGCTATGATGAAACGCGTTGCGGCTTTATGTGTAAAGCACGAATGCAGTTTTGAGTTTCAACCCACGTTTTCATCGCAGGCATATTGGCGTAAGCTTGGTATGCCGGACGGGATTTTGACGCTAGAAAGAGCGCGTGAGTTAGCTGGAGAGGATGAAATTGTAACAAAGGGCGGAGAAGGCAGTGGGCATTGGGGGCATGTAGGAATACCGGGCCACCAAGGGGGAAGCGCGCCTAGCGGCGGATTGCAAGATATGCCTGGGGCTGACGCTATATTTCAAGATGAATGGGAATATAGGAATGCGATGCAGGCGTTAGCAAAAGTGCCAGTAACTACACCCAAAGATGTAAGTATCAAACTTAGCAAGTTGGGGTATAAGGTTAAGATTACTGAAACTGAATCGTTCACAAGTGACGTACCTACTGTATCTATTACGACGCGCGGAAAGTATGGGCAGATTAAAATAACACGAACTGCAACAGGGTGGGACGTAAGTGGTAAGAACAATGAAGTCAACCAATATGAGGCTCCGGCACTTTACAAGTACCTAAATAGTGGCGAGTTTTCACTATTTGATTTGATGTATACCCTAGCGCCGGTGCGCGAGTTTAGTAAATCTGCCGACCTTTCCAAAGCCTCCTCCTGGGAATCTAGCCTAGAACAGTACAAACGCGCTCTTGGTAAGGTCTATAAAGATTGGTACGAACAAACAACCATGCAACTAGAACAAGCCGCCCCCGAAGATTGGGACGCGATTCTTGCGGCTGCCATTCTTCTTCTCAAAGCGAAATTCAAGAAACTCATGGACGAGAAATTGCAAGAAGCGTTCCTAGAGGAAGCAGAGAACGAAGTCTCAGACGAAGGCTGGCTTGCCTATCAGAGAATGATAGACGAGAATGATAAACTAGTAGAGCAGAACCTTCTTCCCGTTATCGGGAAGATTGACATTCGGAAAGTCGTCGTAGTGGGGGCTTTGCTTGCTTTGTTTGCTGGATTGACTTACAAAGTCTTATCTTATGCGGGGAGAATGTGGCATGCGCTGAATCTAGGGGCAGGGGAAAAGGTAAAGAGGATGGGGAATCCCCGTACTAAGTGGGTGCTGAATGATTTAGCAGAACACTGTGAGGATTGCCCTAGATATGCAGGCGAGTACGATTCGTGGGATGATATGATAGCGCAGACTAATGGTGGCCCCGGTTCAGGAAACACGGCATGTTTTTCTAACTGCCGTTGCCGAGTCGAGGTTTGGGACGGCACAAGTTGGCAGCCGATAAACACGATGGCGAAGGCGGATATTGAAAAGGGCGGTGAGGGTTCAGGACATTTCGACCACGCTGGAATACCAGGACACCAAGGGGGGAGCGCGCCTAGTGGCAGGCGTTGGGTTGGGAATGTGTTTATAGATGATTCTCCCGTGGCTTGGTTAATTGATATGGAATTAAAGGAAGCCAATCTACCCCCGATGCATACAGACGGTATCTTTATCACATTCCGCGAGGGGGAGTTAATTCGTGCGGGCGCAATAAGTGCCTACGGTGATTATAGTCTTGAAACTGGAGAGATACGGCTTGCATCAAACGCGGAGAATATTCACGTTATTGGGGGCGCGACAGTCCTGCACGAGATTGGACACCATGTACAACTTAAAAAACTAACTGCGGCAGCGGCGGCAGAGTGGGAAGGCATTTCTAGAAATGGAATTGGAGCCTTTATATCGGCGTATGCGCGAAATAACAGAGGGGAACATTTCGCAGAGGCATATCGGGCTTATGCGCGTGGCAAAAACTACCGCGCTAAATTGCGCGTACTAGAACCTGCATCTTACAAGTTTATGCAATCTCTTTTTAAGACGGCAAGTATAAAATTATTGCCAGAGGGCGAGAGGGTAGATTCTTTGGAGTCCCATCGGAGGTATTCAGAATGACACTAAACGAATTTCTAACGCAGGCCCAGGCGGGGGCGTTGAAGATTAGGTGGGGCGATAAAGAGGGCCAGCGCCTTGTAGAGGGATACCGCATTATTGATACCAATGATGTCGAATCCCTTGTTGCGGAGGCATATAATCAAGATGCGCTCGGCGAAGAAGTTCCGTGGGAAGATGGCATTAAAATGGTTAGTGGCGCATTGGGAAAAACGAAACTCTAAATCTAAGAAAGGAAAACCGAAATGACAGACGAGCAGATTGAGTACCTTAGACTATTGGCGCAGCAGCATATTGACCGAGCAATGAGAAAGCACTTGGGGGATTCAGAAGTATTTCTAGCGGCTATGTTCTTGATGCAGACAGAGCCTAAGAAAGTGGGAAGGCCGAGAAAAGAAGAGGATGCCGTACCAAAACCTGAGTGAACTTCCTGATTCCGTGAAGAAACTACCTGAAAGCCTGCAAAAGTTGTGGTTGCGGGTGTTCAATGCTGCGTTCAAGAAGTACGGGGAGAAGGCTAGTGCTATTGCTTGGGGCGTAGCGAATAAACAGAAGGTAGAGAAGGGCGGAGAAGGTTCTGGACACTTCGGTCATGCAGGAATTCCAGGGCATCAAGGCGGGTCGCTTCCTAGCGGCAAGGACGTTACGGACCGTCTTTTCGCGAGTATTATGGAAGACTTTCCCGCGCTTCCGCAAGGGGATGCAGACTACGAAGTGTTGTCAAGTCGTGCCGCCGAGAGAGATAAACGCGCCAAGGAAATTAAAGCAGCAATAGTGGCTAAGTTGGAAGAGCGTGGCATTAACACAGAACTAGCGCAGAGAACCCTTGATAGTTGGGCTAATACCGCACATGATAATGACTTACTCGCCCTTAAGTTGCAAATAGCGGCGGCGGAAGAATTAGGAGTAGACCTTCCGGCTTATACGCAAGACGCAATCGCTAAGGTGGAACTAGATTGGCAGGGAGTTGGTTTATCCTCTGTATATGATAATGCCGCGCAAAGGTCTGTCTTTCAGGCCGTACAGCGCATCACTAGAGATGAATTTGAACGGGCGGGGATTTCATTAGAAGATACCGTTGTCCTTTACAGGGGGGTGATTAGGGAAGATATATCTAAATTCGCGATTGGCGCAAGGCTAGATATTAGTGGGAATGCACTAGAATCCTGGTCATTATCGCGTGAATCAGCGCGATTATTTGCGGGGGATTATACGGAACCCGGCGTTGTGTTGCGTGCCCGTGTGCCTGTACGTAGAATTGTATCTACTTCGCGAACTGGATGGGGCTGTGTGCGCGAGGCAGAAATAATCATAGAAGGCGTTACGCCCTTAAATGCAGAAATAGTTGACAAGTCAGAGGATTCATTAGGATGGTAATTATTATTGCAGACGACCTAAATAGCGACTGGATAAAATTCACTCCGGGCGGCAAGGAAGAAAAGGAAGAAGCCGAAAAGAGACTTCCTTTGTGGCGGTCTGTATTTGATTCTGCGAAAGAGAAGTATGGGGAGAAGTTAGCAGAATCCATAGCCTTTGCAATGATTAGAAAGAGTTACAAAGACGAAGACGGGAAGTATTGGGTAGCAAGGGAGATTATCAAGGGGGGAGAAGGTTCGGGATTCTTTGGGCATGCAGGAAGGCCGGGGCATCAAGGCGGGTCGCTTCCTAGCGGCAAGGACGTTACGGATAAAGTACAAGAAATGATGGCGGCGGGATTAAGAGAGGCCACAATGGCGGACTTGTTAAACACACTATCCCCGTTGGAGGCGCGACTCAACAATAATATAGAGGAAGTCGCCATTTCGGAAGTGCCACTGTATGCTACTGGTGCCGTTAGGGCGCAAATGAAACAGTCTATTGTAGACACGCTAGAAAAAGAGTATGGGATTGACCCGGAAGTAAGTCAAGGATTACTAGACCAGTGGTCTAGAACTGCCACAGATAATGATTTAGGGGCCATACGGACACAAATAGCGGCCAGTCAATTATTGGGAGTGCCTTTAGGAGATTACATAAACGCGAAAATACAGAATTGGGGAACTGATGTTAATGATTACAGGCTAGTGCCGCATAATGCGCCCGCCTTAGTGGCGATTCGTGATAATACGGCAAAGTGGTTTTCAGACAATGGACTATCTCCTGATGATACGGTAACACTTTATAGGGGGGTGGTTATAGAGGACGAATCTCTTTGGCCGTCTCTGAAAGCGGGGCGGCGGGTAAATATAAGTGGCAATCCACTAGAATCGTGGACGAGTTTAAGGGCAGTCGGGCTAGATTTCGCGCCAGGGCGCACTCATGCTAGGAGTTTTGTGTTTAAGGCACAAGTGCCTATTCGTAGAATTATCTCTACCGCAAGAACGGGAATGGGGTGCTTAAAAGAAGCGGAGTTCGTAATAGAGGGCGCAACACCTTTACTAGCAGAAGTTGTTCATGAAGGGTGATTATGACAACAATCTCTCTAAACATTGCAAGCGATATAAACGCTGACTGGATAAAATTCACTCCTGGCGGCAAGGAAGAAAAGGAAGAAGCCGAAAAGAGACTTCCTTTGTGGCAGTCTGTATTTGAATCTGCAAAAGAGAAGTACGGAGAGAAGTTAGCAGAATCCATAGCCTTTGCAATGATTAGAAAGAGTTACAAAGACGAGGATGGGAAGTATTGGGCGGCGAGGGAGGTCGTTGAGAAATCTCCCGTTGACGGGAAGAATCATATCCAGCGAGAAGCCTCTTTCATTTCCAAAGATGCCTCTCGTCAAATCGTATACGGAATCGTTTATGAGCCTAATTCTATTGACACTCAAAAAGATTGGGCCTCAGAAGAAGAAATAGAAAAGGCTTGTCATAACTTCCTGAAGCGATATCGGAAAATGGGAATTCGTCATAATGGAAAGACTTGTGATACAATAGTGCCTGTAGAATCCTACATTGCGCCAGAAGATTTCATGTTAGGCGAACAGGCGGTCAAGAAGGGAAGTTGGGTGCTTGCGGCCCATGTGGAAGATGCAGAAGTTTGGAAAGAAGTGCAAGAAGGGAAGTTGACAGGATTCTCATTGTTGGGGAAGGGCAAAAGGAAGCGGGGGAGTAGACCAAAGGAGGGCGTATGACCGATACCGAACTTATGGATGACCCGACAAGTGAACTTTTTGAAATCTCTGTCCAGCAAGTCGACCTGGTTGGTCGTGCGGCTAATCGGCGTAAGTGGCTGCTATTGAAATCCGATGAAGAACTGGATGACGATGCCATTGACGCATTGATAGAGGAGGAGGTTAAGGATGCCGTGCAAGAAACCGAAGAAAAACAACAGGAAACGGAAGTAGTCAAAGGCGGGGATGGTTCTGGATTCTTTGGACACGAAGGCCGTCCTGGTGAAGTTGGTGGAAGTTTGCCAGAAGGCGCGGGGCCTGGGCGCGTAACGGTAAATACACGAACTCCTAGTAAACAAGAACTCGAGATAATTAGTTTGAAACAAACGCTTAGTGAAGTGGGTGAGCGTATGCGTTTGACACAAATAGAAGTAGACCACGGTAAAGACCCCGCTAAGGTGTCCAGGGCTGTAAAAGACCTAGAGATTATGACTAATTCGTATCTACAAATGTTGGCGGCTTTGAAGGAATTGGAATCAGAAGTAACCAAGTCAGATACCGAAGGAGGTGATACAATGGAGAACGAGGAACTCAAAAAGGCTCAGGAGGAAATGGAAGTGTTGAAGAAAGCCGTTGCGGATGCTGAGGTTGCAAAGACCGAGGCTCTTGCAAAGGCTGAGGCGGCTGAGGCGATTATCAAGGAACAGAAAAAGGCGGCTCGTCAACACGAAGTGGAAGACCTGTGCAAAGCGGCGAACTTGGATTTCGAGACTCTCTACAAGTCGGAGCTTGCTGACGCAGAAGTTTCGGCGCACTTTGTGGGAGTGATTGAAACCCTAGTGAAGCAGGTCAATGCCCTCACCGGACAGGAAGTGGGAACTGCGAAAGTAGATACCATGACTGACTTGGCGAAGGCCGAGGCGCTTGCGAGAGAGAGGAACATTCCTCTGCGCGACGCTATCATCGAGATTAACAAATCTTAGGGAGGAGGTGATTATCAATGGCGACTTATTCAAACCCTGAACTTATCAGTGCAACGGCGGCTTGCGACATGAGTTCGTATCAGTATCATTGCATTTCGATTGATACGGACGGAAAGGTGGGCTTGGTGTCGGCCTCTTACGGAGGCAAATGGAACGGCATTCTCTGGAATGACCCTGATACTGCGGGGCTGGAAGCGACTATCGCTGTTCGTGGAGACGCTAAAGTGGCCGCGAGTGCCACGAGTGCTATTACCATTGGCGCGATGCTGGCGGCTAATACTACGGGTAAGGCGTATCCCGCGACTGCGGGAACGGATGAGACTTTCGGCTTTGCGCTGGAAGCTCTTGCAAGTGGTTCTGGAATTATTCGCGTTTATATCATGGGCCTGAACGACCCTAGCTAATGAAAGGAGGTGAATTTTAATGGCTAAACCGACTGTTGCTGATGTCCATACCGACGCACTGCTTTCGCAAGTGTCTGTCGCGTATCGTAATACCAACTACATTGCCGACCAGATTCTGCCCGTCATCAATGTCAACAAGAAATCGGACACTATCGCCAAGTACACGAAGGCGGATTGGTTCCGCGATGAGGCTCGGCAGCGTGCTCCTGGCGCGTATCCTCCTGAAGGGGACTACGGCCTGGATTCTGCTGCGTCGTATGAGTGCATTAACTACTCATACGCGAAGGTTGTTCCTGACGAAGTGCGCGAGAATGCTGACGCGCCTATCCGCCCCGAAATCGAGGCGGTGGAATTCGCCACTGACAAAATCATGCTGTCTATGGAGCGACGCGTTGCGGCTGCTTTGTTCAATGCAACTACGTTTGCTTCGTATACCGCGACTGCTGCTGCCCTAACCGGTGGTGGTGGAGTGGCGTGGAGTACCTACGGCACTTCTACCCCACTGACTGACATTGACGCTATGGCTGACCTGATTCGGGCGCAGATTGCTCGACGGCCAAACACGCTTGTCATGGGGCAGACTGTATGGAAGACCCTGCGGTGGCATCCTGACTTGCTGGATTCTATCAAATACACGCAGACCGGAGTTATGACCACTGACGTGTTGGGTAGACTTGTGGACATTCCGCGAATCTTCGTGGGTGGCTCAATCTACTCTGCTACTGCGGAAGGGGCTTCATTCTCATCGTCTGACATTTGGGGCAACTACGTTCTCCTGTGCTACGTTCCTGATAGACCGTCCCTTATGTCGCCTGGGCTTGGATATATCTTCCGTTGGGGCAATCGCGAGGCGCAGCGTTACGTTCTTGGAGAAGGCCGCAAGGCAACGAAGTTCGTGGTGGAGGAATTCACCGACGAACTGATTCTCGCTGCTGACGCTGGCTACCTGTTGACTTCTGTAGTTTAGTTTACCTGTCGCACAGTGCGGGGGGCATATGACCCTCTAGCCCCCCGCATCTGACGGGTAATACTCTGGAAAGGAGTGGATTCCTATGGGTTATCACGCAAAAGATAAAAGCAAACGATACATGATAGGCGGGGCTAGAATCGGCGGAGTGTCGAACTACCTTGACATTTCCAATGCTGGCGCGGTAACTGGCGCAGGAACAGCTATCGCCACTCGCTACATGAACATCTTGCCGTATGATTGCACGGTTACGGGTTCTTGGACTGTGGCAGTCCATGAGACTAGCGGTTCGTTCAACGTCCTGCGTTGGTCTACCGCCCTTGCTGCAAGTGCTGTTAGTGATTCTATCTTCTACACGTCCTTTATCATTCCTGAAGACCTTTACTCGTCTTGTGCCATGACTGTCTCAGCATTTTACAATGCTGCGTCTGGACAAGCGGCGGGGTCTAACGTCGCTGCTTGGACGTGTTCGGCTAGTTTCTGGAATAGCGGGGCAAGTGCTTTGAGTGCAAGCTCAGCATTTACCAAAAGTGATACAGTTGCCGCATCTGGACGAATCTACGAGAAGGAATTGGGTTCTCTTACCGGAATGTCGGCGGGAGATTTCTGCAAGATGTCTCTTGGTCTTTCAGGTTCTCTCAACGACGCTCTCGGTATGGATTTGTTCGCGCTGAGACTTGCTTATCGGTCAACTTCGTTCTAACAAAAGGGGGGCCTAGCCCCCCTCTAAAACTAGGAGGCAACTATGTCTCAGGGATTTTCTAGAACTCAGGCGGCGAGGCATCACCGCTACTTCACCCTGACGATTGCCGCAAGCGCAACGGATTCAGGAAGTGCATGCATCGCGGGTTACGAGAACTTCGCCCTCTTTGTTCCGACTATAACAGGAAGTGCATTGACTTTCAAGGGCAACTTCTATGATGGCGGGACATTCTACACGATTACCAAAGACGGAACTGCCGTTCTTCTGAACGGCCTAGCCGCTACTGGAAGCGCGTTGTACACAGGGGCTTCATCCTTCACTTACTTCGCGGGGCTTTACGGCCTAAAGATTGCGGCCTCTACTGCTCAGTCGGCATCAGTTTCGTTCCTGTTGGGGTGCAAGTCATGACTACCGATAGGTGGCCTCACCGCTACATAGACCTGGCCTACGTCGCAGGCTCGGCGGTGTCGGCAGAGAATCGGCTGCCAACTGTTAGCAAGCCGTACTATGACAACATTGCAGAGGGCGACGAATCGGGTCATGTTGGGTGGTCTAAAATCGGGTTCAATGCCGACATCGGGACTACCGAAGAAGATATTTGGGTGGGCGGGGGAACGTATGTATTTCCAACCGCCGCGTCTTACATGGCGGTATCCTCTACAAGCGCGAATGATAGCGCGTCTGGTACTGGCGCAAGGACAGTTACCATTCGGTATCTAGATTCTACATATGCTTCGGCAAGTGAATCCGTTACCCTTACCGGAAGCACGGCGGTTGTTACAGCGGCGTCAAATATCTACCGAGTGAACGCCTTTCGTGTGTCAACGGCGGGGTCTTCCCATAAGGCAGAGGGCGCAATCTCGCTAAAGAATACGGGCGGCACAATCACTTACAGTCAAATCGCGGCCTCTTATACGCGGGCTAGGAACATTACCTATACCGTACCGTTGGGAAAGGCGCTCTACATCACGTCTACTACGTTCAGCGTGTATGGGGCGACGAAGGGAATTCGGTACACAACGCGGGCGACCTATGACAGCGATTCCCAAACAGTTACAGATTTCTTCCTGCCATACTTTGAACTTGCGATGGGAAATGGGGCTCTTTACAGGCCGCTAGAAATTCCGGCGTACTTTCCCGCCACAACCTCTATCAAGGTTTCGGGAGTTGCGGACGCGGCAGGAGCCATTTGCTCAGTCGCGTTGCGGGGATGGTTGGAGGACGCATGACAAGTTACGCCACGCCTAAAGAAGTCTTTCCTTACTGCCGAGCGATTATCGGCGGGTCTACGTTTACTTCGTCTACAATGCCTACGGAAGCGGACGTGGCAAACTGGCTTCAAACAGGCTACTCGATTATCAATACTCGCCTTACGTCTAGAGGGTATTCCTCTCCTGTCTCTACGACTGCGACGGCTTACTACATGGTGCGTGAAATCGAGGCTCAGTATGGGGCGGCAATGGCGCACACAGCAAGAGCCGTTCAAGTATCCTCTGCCGAAGACCAAACGAAGGGTCAAATCCTCATGCGGTTGTTTGAGAAGAATCTTGATAATCTCTTGAAAGAAGACCTGTCAATGGCGGGGATTGCTCATACGAGCAAGATTTACGCGGGTGGAATTAGCGTTGACGACAAAGACACAGTAGAATCTGATACGGACAGGGTAGACCCTGCGTTCTATCGTGGAATTCACGGCGACCCTGACATTGAGTATACAGAGAACGGCGACTACGATAATTAGGAGGTAAAATGCAATTCTGCTTGGTACACAGTGATAAAGTCTTCGAATGGAATTGTAGCCAGTGGCGGATTATCGAGCCTGCCAGGGCATTGGGTAGGCTTCCGGGGCTTGGGATAGTGGCAATGCCGATGACGGATTTCGTGAACCTTAACAACAAAGAGATTCGCGGGATGGTGGGGGATTCCGACCTTATCCACATTCAGAGAAATATTGTCTTTCCTGAAGTCCAGAACGCCGTAAGGTACTGGCAAGGGGCTGGAAAAACGATTACGCTGGACTTGGATGACGCTTATACCATGTTGCCCCCGACGAATCCAGCATACGAGTTCTGGAATCAGAATATCACAGGTTTACCCGAACCCCCTCTAGAGACGTTGAAGAAATGGGTAGGGGAAGTAGATGCTTTTACAAGTCCCTCAAAGAGAATCTTGGAAGATTGGAAAGGGACTTACAAGGTAGGAATCTGGTGGCCCAACTTCACGACAGGGGCTTGGTACGAGAAGGTGGTGAAAGAGCCTCATGAGGGCATTGTCATTGGATGGGGCGGGTCATCTTCACACTATGATACGTTCTGGTTCACGCCTGTTTGTGAGGCGTTGAAAAAGGTTTGTGAACTAAGACCACAGGTTAGAATTAGGATTTGCGGGTTTGACGTGAGGATTCTAGACCTACTGGACGTTCCAAACAAGGAACACGTTCCATTCGTGCCGCCGGACGAGTGGCCTAAGAACATCGCGCAGTTTGATATTGGAATTGCGCCTCTCGCAGAGGAATACGACCAACGGCGGTCTTGGCTCAAAGGAATTGAGTTTGGACTGGCGAAAGTCCCTTGGGTAGGGACTGAGGGGTGGCCTTACAAAGACTTGGGTTATGGTACTCTAGTGCCTAATACAGTCGAGGCATGGGTAAGTGCGCTCATTGATAAAATTGATAATCCGCAAGACCCGATGCCCGACTATCTGAAAGCACTAGAATACACAATGGAAAGGCAAGCTCCTCATCTTGCAGAAGTGCTAACAAAACTTGTATGGGCGAAGAAATTTAGACAAGGAAAGGCAGGGCTACCCGATGTTACCTACGTCTAGGAAGAATGTAAACATGGCGTGGAATTGGTGGAAGTCGGTCAATACGCAGTGGCGGGGCATTCATCTTGGGGAATGCGTCAGTTATGATTTAATAGAGATTTGCGATAAAATTGAGGAGGGGGAACATGCGAACACTGCTGCTATCGGGCGGGCCGACGACGATTCCGCTAATCAGACCGCTAAGTGAATCGTACAATCTAGTCTCAATCTTAGGGCATAACGTCCGGAACTTTAAGGAAATCACAGGGGTAGACGTAGAGCCTATCGAGATGTTTGAGTTGCCAGGAATGAGAGACTTTGCGTGGAACGAGGCCACGAAAGTTATCAAGCAAATGAACTGGCGCAACGTCAAGGTAGGACACAAACAAGAGCAATGGTTTTGGGGCTGGTTATTGAAACAATTCGTAGTGCAGATTACCATGCACGAACTGATTTCAGTTTGCAAAGAGCAACGAGATATCGCGGGTTATGTTACCCACGAAGATGTGGGAATGGTTTACAAGATGATAGCGCGGTGGTGCAAGCAGCAAGGGATTCCTAGTTTGCAAGTCTGCCACTCGCCCTACGGAATCCCTAATGACGACCAGGGGGTTCACAACGAACTGAATACCGATTTCGTAGCGTGTAGCGGGCCATTGCAAAAAGGCTTTTTCGAGAGCCAGGGTTACGCTCCTGAGCGAAGTCGAATCACAGGACTTCCGCACCTGGACTACCTTAACATAATCGGCAAGGATAAGGGAATGGCGCGGGCGCAGCTTAGACTTGACGAGAAGAAACCAACGATTCTGTTTGTGGGAACGTGGCTCATGGATTCCGAGAGAGACAGAACTATTCCGAGGTGCGAGAACATTTTCAATGCCACGCTAGATGCAGTGAAGAAGCATGACTGGAACTTGGTAGTCAAGGTACACCCTGCGGCAGAGCAGAATCAAAGGGACTTGACGGTAAAGTGGCACGCAGACAGGGCAAAGGCTAAAGAGGTTCATGCTGTAGTTACTGCAAGACATAACGATGTAGTTCTAGCAGCGTCGGACTGTGCGATTGGAGAGGCGAGTTCCAGTTTCCTGACAGAAGCCGCGATTTACGGGATTCCTGCGGCGGAGTGGCTTGATGGATACTACGGATACTCATGGCCTCTTGCGCTCAGGTACAAGGCAGAAACGATAGTTGAGGACGTGGACGGGGTTCTTGTAAACATGCTCAGGCCGGAGTGGATGGTAGAGAACGAAGATAGTCGAAACAAGCATATTTACGAGTACAATTACTTGTGCGATGGGAACGCTTCTAGGCGGGTAAAAGAGTGGGTTGACGAGATATGCGCATCCAAATCATCTGGGAAGGCATAAAGGAGTGGGCGCAAAGTCTATTCCGTGCTAAGAGCAGAGTAGACCAACTATTCGAGGCCAACTTTATCACTCTTGGTCATACAGTCGCATTTATCATGCGCGACCACATGGAAACTAAGCGATATCGCGGGCAAATGGAGAGGTCTGTTTCATCGGAAGTCTCTCCGAGAATGTTGAAAGTGGGGCCAACTGCGCCTTATGCAGGATGGGTAAGACTAGGAACTGGCCCGCATTGGGTTCCGATAGAGCCGTTGAAAGAGTGGGCGAAGTGGAAACTAGGAAATGCGTCATTGGCCTATCCGATACAAAAGAAAATCGCAAGGTTTGGCACAGAAGGCTTTGATTATCTGGAAATGACCCTACAAGACGCTAGATTCCAGACGGCTCTTGCGAACACAGCCGAGAGGCTAGGAATAGAATTAGTGGCGGAGATAGAATGACTACAAGCGCGAGTGCGATAATCCTGCAAATAGAAGCCATTACGGGAAGCATTGCTACGATTGGGAGTGCTGCGGTTTCGTACAAAGGCTTTGAGGTATTAGAGACGACCACCACGCGTGCCGCCGTGGTGATTCGGCCTACGGGTGTTTCGCAGGCGGGGGAGACGTTCGGGCGGTATGACACGGCGGTATTCAATTACAAGCTCAGGACGTTTATTAAGAACACAGGCGATTATCAAACTTACTTCACTGACCAGATTACGATACTCGATGACGTTCTAGAGCAATTCAGCACCTATGACGACCTAAACTCCGCCTGCGACCATTCTATTATCGGCACGACGACAATCTTGGAAAGTGAGTGGAACATAAACGGACAGACTTGGCAAGAGATAGACTTTGACCTTGCCGCCATTGTTTTCAACAGATAGGAGGTGAGCATGGCGAAGCGCAAGAAAGAATACCGCTTTCTAAAGGGGACTGACTGCCCTTACGGGAGGTTCGAGGTGGGCGAGGTTCACAAATTAGACTGGCCCAACCTGGGACTCTTGGTAGAATGGGGCGTTATTGAAGAAGTCAGGGAGGAGGTGATGACAGAAGATGAGCAAGTATCATGGCAAGGGCACTCAGATTTATTGGGATGAATTCAACCTTTCAGGAATGTCCAGCTCGGTTACAATAAACCGAGACGCGCCGACTGTGGACACAAGTTGTTTCACAGCGACGGACACAACGGCAGTTGTTGGAATGCGGTCATGGAACGCCGCAGTATCTTCATTTTGGGATGATACGACAACTACTGGCACTCATGCAATTTATCAAGCCGACTTTGCAACTGCCGACCATACTATCAGTATCTACCCTTCCGGCATAACGGCGGGAATGAGGGGATGGGGCAACTACGGGGTAATCCAGACTTCCTTCAACACGACTGGCCCTGTGGCTGGCGCGGTTACGGCAGAGGCTAATCATCAAGGTTCGGGTGAACTAGAGGCTCTATGGTGTCTAGGGGGGTCAACAAGCACGACTGCTGGAAGCCTTACGTTGGCTTCTTACAACCTTGCGGCGTCTCTGGCAAGCACAGGTATGGCGGGGTATCTACACGTTACCGCGTTGTCTGGTTCTCCTGATGTGGCTTTTGTGATTCAGGATTCGCCGGACGACGCTACATTTACAGACCTAGTTACATTCACAAATGCTTCGGCGGCAACTTCGGAGCGCGTGGCGGTAACGGGTTCATCGTCTCAGTATTTCAGGGTCAAATACACATTGGGGGCTTCTACGACGAGTTGCACATTCGTTGTAGGGTTCCACAGATAAAGGGGAGGTGATTATCAATGGCTAAGTATCATGGCAAGTCGGTTTACTTCACTGTTGCAGATTCGGACGGCACGGCGCGTAAAATCTCTTGTGATTTGGCAAGTGTTTCATTGAACAGGGACGCGCCCACGGCGGACGTTACTGGATTCTGCGGCAACGACACAACGGCAGTAATCGGAATGCGGTCTTATAACATCGCTCTTGATGGATTCTGGTCTGATACAGGAAGCACTGGGACTTATACGGTCTTGAATGGGATTCTTGGAGCTTCAACGACTTGGGAGCTTGGGCCTGCGGGTTCTGGAACTGGCATGGTCAAACTTTCTGGTTCGGGTTTCTGCACGGCGTTTAACTCGACGGGTGCTGTTGGTGCGGCTCTTGGAATGTCTGCAACGATTCAGGGAACGGGTGCTATTTCAGCTTCTACATACTAATTTAAGGAGAATGGAAATGAAACTACCTGTCAAGAAAGTTGATATTGCTCTCGCGGGAGATTACGAAGGCTTTACGTTGACGATTAGGAAGAATTTCACTACCGAACAGTTTGATGCAATCGTAGCGGCTAGGGAAACGGGGAAGTTCTCAGAAATGCGAAACGCTATGGCGGGTCTTATCCTGTCATGGAACTTCGCAGACGAGGACGGAAAATCCCTTCCTATAGGCGCAGAATCATTCAAGATTTTGCCTGTAGAAATGGTGAGTGAAATCTTTACCAAAATGTCGGAAGCCGTGTTCACAGTCCCAAACGCATAGAGCGTCAACTTGTGGAAGCGATTCATACTGGCGGCGCGCCCCTGCCCTGGGAAGTAGTCAAGGCGCGGGCGCGCCGTGAGTTTGGGTATACATCACGCGAGTTGGCGCAAGAACCCGCAGGGGAAGTTGTTCAAGCCCTTCGTCTTTTGGACTTATACGATAGTCTGAGGAAACGCGATGCCTGAAACCAAAATTATCATTACAGGCGAGGACAATGGTGCTAGTCAGGTATTAGATAGCCTTGCAACGGGAGCGAAAACTGCTTCGGCTGCAATGGAATCTATTACAGATGCAGTCGCACAATTTCAGGTAGCAAGTTCGGCTGCGACTGGCTTGATGAATGCTATGTTCGCGGCTGTGGATAAAGGCATATTGTCCTATCAGCAAGCCGAAGGTGCGTCAAGTGCTCTTACAGACGCGATTGATAAACAACAAGTTACTGCTTCGGGCGCGGCTGAGGCGTGGAATGCCCTAGTCCAGAAAACGATTACCTATGAAGAACTAATGACGGCAGTTGCGTCTGGTGCTTCAGACCTTACGGGAAAGATTAGCGAGACTAGAGAAGCAACTGAAAGAATAGCCGAAGCAGACAGAAAAGCAACTGAGGCGCTTGAAGAACACAACCGCCGGATAGCAGATGCCGCCGAAATGCAAGAGGCGTTCAAGTCTGCACTTGAAAGCGTAACGGCTGCGGCTGGCGCTGTTGTTGCGGCAATCGGGGCTATCTATATTGGCGCGAAGAAACTCATAGGGGCGTTTACTGAACTCGTTCAGATGGCGGTGGCGGAGGAAGTGAGTCTTGTCCGCCTAAAGGGTGCGGTAACTCGCGCTGGTGAGGAATGGGGAAAACTAGAGGAAGTCACCGAGGACTATATCGCCACTATGGCGAAAAAGACAGGTGTATCCGATAACGAACAACGTGCCTCTCTAGCCCAACTCATTACAATAACAGGTAGTTACAAAACGGCTCTTGAAAATCTTCCCACCGCCCTAGACATGGCGGCAACGGGTCAATTCTCCCTATCCACTGCCACGATGCTTCTCGGTCGTATTGCTGTGGGTTCAGCCACTAACCTCTCTCGCTATGGTATTGTTCTCAAAGAAGGCGCGTCGGCTGCTGAAAACCTTGCAGAAATGCAAAGGAAATACGCAGGCGCGGCTGAGGAATACGGCAACACAACGGCGGGCGCATTTGACCGCATGAATATCGCCATTGGCGAGATAAAAGAAGTCATTG